ATTGGAGACCCGGTCACCGTTGAACGAGCTATAGAGATCATGAAACAGCACCGCAGGGATCACCAAGCCATCTACGATAGGAAGCACGCCAGGCTTCACGCCGAGCGCAACAGACTCATTGAGGAGCGTCTGGCAGAGGGACCACCGGTTGTGATTCCCCAGATGGATGATGATGATGATGACGACTACACCGATCCAGATGGTGGCAGTGTAGCCCCCCAAGGGTACTATGACTTTTATGATAGGTGGGATGCACGCGTACTCACCAAGGTCAATCATTTGACTAAAGGCTACGATTGGGACCTCTCCGATGTCTGGAAGGCCGTAAAGTCATCGGCGCCCGTGGCACTTGCCATCGCAGCCGTCACTGGTGTTGTGTCGATTGCGTGGGCCGTTTTGCGTGGATCCGCAGTATCAGCGCAGAGTGTAGATACTGAGGTGAAGAAACGCAAGGTACTGACCAGGAAGGCCAAGGAGTCACGCATTCGGAGGGCTAGACAGAGAGGTAACTGGCCTATAGAAGATCGAGGTAGGATAGAGGACCAAGGTCTCTCCAACGAAGATGACATAAACATCATGAACGTGGTCCTCAAGAATTTGTGCGAAGTGCACATAGGGCACTTGTCTGACAAGAGTGTACAGAGCACCAGACCGAAGGGCTTCGCTCTCTTTATAGGAGGGTACACCGCCGTGATGCCAGCACATTTCGAGGCAACTATGAGTTCCTTGTACGAGGAGTGGCTCCGTACTAGTGATGGCGTCCCTTCCATGGACAAGCAATTGTATGTTGAATTTAGGTTCCCCGGGAGATCTGGTGGTAATCCTGTTTGCCCCCTCGGGAGCTTATTGGAGTGGTTTACACGTTGCTCTACCGTGGAGGGATTAGACAAGATTTATGTCACGTTACCCACCCATGCCATGAAACCCAGGAAGAACATAGTCAGGCACTTTATTGATTCATCCGAGGGCGGAGAGTCCTGGTTGATAAAGCTGGGCTTTGATGGTGAAGTCAACCTCAGACACACCAAGTCCAAGGTTTCGTGTGCGTCGTACTCCAACTCACAAGGTGAGAGTTATCGTATGCCCACCGCGCTTTGCTACGCCGTAAACACCACAGTTGGGGACTGTGGTTCTGTCTTGTTTGCCAGACATGAGAATGGCGCCTTGGGTATAGCCGGAATGCATGTGGCAGGGTATTCTGGGGATAGATCAGGAGCTTATGCGGTGACGTTTGGTGATGAGCTAGATGATCTAGTGAGAAGTGAGGCAGGTGATTGCCCTAACATTGTCCTGCCCTCGCATCTCAAGTTGAGGAAGGCTAAAGAGCCCACGGTTCCTGTCAACCACGAGGTCCTATCGGGCACTTTGGGCCGCCCTATGGCTGGGTCTTCGTTGATCCCCGATGTTGCCTTGTACTCTGAGCTATGCGGGACCAAACCAGCCAGTGTTTTGGTTCGATACAAGGATGGTGAGTGTTTAGACCCCATGGCTATGTCACAGGACAAGTACTCCAGAAATTGCGTGGTTGTTGATCCCGACGCTCTAACGGTTGCGAAAGCAACCGTGGTTAGGAGGATGCAAGAGCGCAACGTCCGGAAATCCTACCAAACGATGTCCTTTCATGAGGCCATGACTGGCTTCGGTAATGTTGGGATGCTGAACAGGTCGTCTTTCTGTGGTTTGGAAGAATCCATACTGTTCGGAACGTGTGATAAAGTGGCATTCATGGGAATAGAGGGCCCTGTGGACCCCAATGCCCCTATGTATGCCAGGTTGAAAACTCACGTCGAGGACACTATAAAGAGGGTGCTGAGTGGAGAGTACGTCCCATCGGTATTTGATTCTATACCAAAGGATGAATGTCTGCCCAATGCTAAGGTAGATGCTGGGAAAGTCAGAATGATATCCGCTTCTTCATTGACTATGGGCATCATAACCCGCATGTTTTATGGACAGGTCCAAGACACCTTGGTTGACGATGCCAATAAGATTCGGAATGGTCGCGGCTTGGGCACCAACCCATATGGGAAAGATTGGTCAACGTTAGCACATAAGATGCTGTCAGACCTTCCCTCGGGGCCCAGTGCCGGGGTCTTGGAATACGACTTTAAAGGATATGATGGGAGCTTGTCTCCGCAGTACATGAACGCTGCGTTTGATGTCCTTGATGCCTTCATTCCCACTAACGACCCCACCGCCATCACTATGCGGACGTGGATCAGGAATAATACGTGCTTCTCTATAAGCCGTGTGGGCTCTGAGATAGTCCAGATGACAGGGTCGAACCCGTCTGGAAACTTCCTGACAACCATCCTCAACGACACGGTGCAGGACATAGCCATCCTCCTGTCAACATCCCGCCATGTTGCTACCAACCACCGTAGCCTTGTGAACATGGAGCCGTACCGTCCAGCGTCCGAGTTCGTTGATAGTGAGGAGATTTATGAGGCACAGTTCAATGTCTACGACTATGAACAATCGTATCAGATCAGTCTTTTATACGAGCTCGTGACGTACGGTGACGATGGGTTGATGTCGGTGTCATTACTTCTCCAGTATGACACCCGGTCCCTGGCGATTGCCACAAAGTCCCATGGCTTTGCGCTCACCAATGGTGACAAGACAGATCCCTACGTCTTCCCCCAGCCACCGAAACCCCTAACGGAGTGCTCGTTTTTGAAACGAGGGTTTCGACTAGATGGGACTGTGTGGAGGGCACCTCTGACCCTTGCTTCCATATACCAGAGTATGGGTTGGAAGCGCAAGGGCTCCTCAGATGAAGACAGAAGCCAGGTGTTCCCGAATGCCATGCTTGAATTTGCCCTCCATGGGAAGGAGGTATACGACTACGAGTCAACGCGCGCCTTTGATGAGTTCATGATGGAGGGACGTAACCCCGTCGCGATGAACTATGATCAGGCCATAGCTAGAGTCTCGGAGGCGGATGTTAGTATGTACTAACTTCCCCCTACGACCACCATGTCTGTAAACTGGTTGGTACCTAGTGTGCCGTAAAAACACGCGGGGGGCAATATTGCCCCCCATCCGACCCCCAAGTCATTAAACTGGTTGCTAACGCGTAAAAGACTGGGTAGTCTATAAACTACTGTAAATACCGAGAGGGACTCGCGCACCTACCTGGCTACTTTGTGCAGAGTATAAGCC